TTGGTTCAAAGAGGTGGGTTTTATCCCATCCTCCTATCTCATAAGAGAAGTTACCTGTCTCAATATCAATCGCCATTATTTTACTCATTGTGAATCACCTTTAGGGCGTATATACTGTGTGCTGTTTAGGTGGTGTGTGCTGAACTTAGGCTTAACCTGTTTAAATCTCTCATAGGATGCCGACTTGCTTCGCCCCTGTTGGTTCATGTATCGGCTCATCATGTTACTCTTAACAACCCACCCTTCACCTTTACCTTCAATCTCAATTGATTTGCAAGCGTTGTAAGCCTTCATCCAACCGTTCATGACCGCCGCTTTTTCAGCCGCTTTAGCACCAACTTCAACTTCGGACTCAAGCCATAGAACAAGTTGCTCATAAATATCGTAAATGACTTCTTCTGCCATCTCAACATCGTCACCTGTGACAGTCCATACCTCTTCAAGACCGATATTATCACGCATGGCTCTCATCATTGCGATGTGAGTAGCGAACAGAACAGTGTATGATAGAACATTGGGGATGAAAGAACAGACAACATCACTCAAGTGCTTATCCATACCTCTAATCAATGTGTAGTAGTTATCAACAGCCGCCATTAATTGCGGTTCAAAGGACGCGTCGGGAACAAACATCTCATGCATCATTGCGCGAGCCACTTCTTCTCTTTCTTTCGGACCCATATTGTCCCATGCGTCATGGGTAAGGTTAGCCTTCATTAACAAGCGCATCCTTACGCGCTCTTTCAATTGAATAAAGTGCTGTGCTATATCCTCAAGCGACTTCACTTCTTCCATTGTGTTCTTGAATACACCGGACATTCTTTGCTCCGACACTTGCTGTCTCATGTCTTCGCTCCACGGTCGGTAAAGAATCAGCACTCGCTGAAACAATCCCTTAGTGAGAACATAATCCTTGACACCCGCAGGTGGGAAGGATGTAATCCAAAACGATACGCGGGATTCAGTTTCCACTTTACCATTCTTCATGTGCTTAGTCAAAGTATTACTGTGACTACCGACAGTGTTCATCGCTTGTTGAAGATACAAAATTACTTCGGAGAAGAATTGCTTAGGGTTAGGTTGTAGTAAAATTGAACCTTCGTCAAAGTTTAAACACTTCTTACCCGCGAGCAGTCCCGGATTTTCAACTGTGATATACCCACCGTCTCCGTCACTGACTGAATCTATTGACCCTATCAGTGCCGAGTCAGTTCCACTTGTGAACATCTCAGTTTCAAGACCTGCTAATTTCGCAACCTCTCCTGTGAATTCCCACGCGATTGTCTTACCCGACCGTGTGGCTTGAATCCAAAACACATGTATTCGGGGGTCAAGCGCGCTTTCGTCAACAGGAATGCGAATCTCATCAACTGTCGCTTGCCCTTGTAGGTAAAAGAATGATATTAGACCCGGCACTTCGTTGTAATACGAGGTCCTTCTAAATCGGTCTAAGTAATCCTTCATTACGGGGAATTCTTTCACTACGCTATATTGGTTCCATTGTCTTTGTTCCATGCTTGTTATCTCCTTTTTTGTGACTGATGGTTTCGGGGGTAATCCCCCGTGGTCGTGTTCAGTCTATAACCATTTTCGGTATTTCGGTTTTCGTCCTGCAATAAGAATAATATAATCATCTTTTTTCCACCCTTACTGCGTCTTCGCTTGTGAGAACATCAACTACGCGGTTGCGTAGTATCTTCCCCATGCGGGGAACTTCTCTCAAGCAATCTCCACACGCGGCTTCTTCAATAGAACCGCATGCGTCAATGATAGCATCAGCCATGTCTGCGCCGATGCCCGGTATTGTTAGTAACATGTCTAAGCGCACATCGTTTGTGCTTACTCGCCTAACGGCTTGCGCTCCATGCCTACTTGCTTTCTTGTATGTCTTCTCATGAAGAGCGACCATAAATGCCGCCGCTTCACCTACGCTCGGCGCACGATATATGAGGCAGCCAAAGTCGGCTACCACACGACCGAGAAATCCGGTAATCTGTTTTAGAGCCGCGCTATAAGTAATCGCCGACCCTCTTATTTTGGCACTGTTGACATACTGTGTTATGTCACCCCAAATGACAAGCCCAAAGTTACCTGCGTTGGCATCCATGTTGTCAAGTTGTCTCATGAGGTGGCCATTCCTCATTGATTGCATCAAGTCATCAACACTCTTTGCTTCAATGAGCCACTCGCCACAACGATAGTCACCGTTGACAAGTTTCTCTCTTAGTATGTTGACTCTTGGAGAGCGTGACTTCGCGCGTCTCTCAATAGCATCGGGAAGCCGACCTCTCTCATTGGTATCAATAACGAGAGGATTCATACAGACTCCTCCTTATGATGAGCGCAATAGTTACTATTATGTTTAGCCCATTGACCGCATCTTTTACCTACACTGTTCATACCTTTGCATCGGTTCTTGTCCGACGGTCCTTTGCTTCTGCAACTGATACAGTGAAAGACCCAACCCTTTTCTTTGCGTTTGTGACTACCTAAATACCCACATATCACACAATTTGCTCTCATGCTTCAACACCGCCTTCGCTATGCTCGCCTGTTCCGTCCCATAATTGACACTTACCTATACACAATCCCTTACCCATCAAACTCGCACATGATTCTTGATAGCCACCATCAACAATTGTCTTGGTGTGGTATGTAGTAACACCTTCATCATAGTCAGCCCACTGTAATGAACCTAAGAACTCCGAGATGGTAGCCACATGCTTCTCGCGCATCTGTGCTGTTGTTCTGCTAACATGCAGAAAGTTTCGTAGCCTCGCTCCAAGATACATAGCAAGACTCGCGCGGCTCACATGTGGTGGGTTACTACCCACTTGGCAAGCGGCCTCCATGAGACAGGGTAAGATTTTGATTTTACCCATGTTCACTGTATCAAACTGAACAGGTTCTCCACCCTCAACACGAAAGTTCTTTTTCTTTACATCTTTGATAGGGAGGTTGACACCATGCTCACCGTAATAGTATGCTTTGTTGAGTGGGTTCTCAGCCATCTCGCATATCTCATCCCAACTCAATGTCAAGTCTTGAGTGTTGACAGGTATGCTCCAACGAAGCACATGCTGTTTAGCATTATAGGAATTAGGAACGCGAATCATACGAGCCATGTCAAATGGCACAGTAGGGTCCATGCAATACAATTCCATATCAGCCTTCCATTCATTGATGACTTTGCGGCCCGCGGCTTTGATGTGTGATACTTCAATACCGCTTGATGGCAGGTGTGTCTTGTCAAGGGCTATCCATATGTGAAACCCATTGCCACTAAACCAAACAGCGTGTTTGATGTTAGCCCCAAGTAAATAATAATGCAAGCGAGCAACTTGGTCCACGACCTCATCACCATCAACCTCTATCATGTTACTACCCTTACGATACTTCTTATCAAAGTCCAAAACAAAATTGCTTACTATGGCTGTGTTATATTCCGCGCGCCTACCATTTGGTTTCACGGCTCGGAATGAATAGACAGACATGTAAGCGCATTGGCTGTTGCGTAACGCACTCCAATACTTTTCAAATTCTGTTTGTGTGTGAACAATCTTTCGGAACAATCCTACCTCTTTTGGGAACTGTAAGTTGAGAAGACTCACTCTTCGCCCTCCTTGTAACTTAGCCCTGCTGTGATAGCAAACTCAACAACCTTGTCAATACAGTCAAAGCAAGTTGTGCGCTTAGCATACCTCATACCTTGCTGTATAATTCCACATAACTCACATGGCTTCATTGAGTAGCCCCCGGTATAGCATACTTAGGACACAGTTCAAGGTATTGACAATAGCCACACTTGAAATCTGCTTTGGTTACAGGGAAGTCTTCCTCAAGATACATCTTGATAAGGTCGCGCATAGATTTCATCATACTTCGCTCACTCACTGACTTAACAGCCTCAATGTTCCAATGGTCTGCGGAAGAATACCTCCACCCCCAATGGGTGACGGCTCTATCAATACCATTCTCAATAAGAAAGGCGGGGTCTGCATTTTCAATAAGGAATTTATAGTAGGACATCTCTTTACGCATGCCCGACAACTTAGCGTCACTCCACTTACCCGTCTTCAACTCAAAAACCATCAGTCCACCATCGGGTGCTTCAAACACTCGGTCAATGATACCAACGAACTGAACAGGTATTGAACCATAGCCCGGAACTTCAACCTCTCGCTTAAGTTCTATGCGAACCTCATTCGCTAAAGGCATAGCAGTCTTAGCCATTGCCATTCGCGCGGTCTCGTAATCCATAAGCCACTCCATGTTGCGGTAGTAGTCATCATCATAGAAAGGGAACTCCGTGTTCTCGCTTCTTCTGTTGTTCACGATAGCGTCCTTGTTAGGGATATACTTGAGAAGGCTTCGTGATATATCACCACCGTTCTTTGCGCGCTGATGTAGTTCATCCACATCTGCACCTGCAAGGTTATCATAGAACATTTCTAATCCGTTGTGAACATCGTCTCCAAGAACAAGGTGCTTCACCAACTCCTGCTTGCGCGGGTAGTTATGCTGTAACCATAGTTGCTGAGCGCACCACGAAGGTGAAGTAAGTGTTGACTTACTCATGCGAATGATGATACCTTCCTTGCCCATTTCGGGAGTCCATGCATATGATGAACCGTCGTCGTAAATCTTGACACTCATTCAAACCACTCCTCGGTAAAAACCCACATCCAATGTAAGTTTGAGGTAACTCTTGGGAAGTTGTTCGCGTTTGTGTCAACACTGTAAAACACACGAACACCTTTAGGGTATGTTGCATCAATTCTTTTTTGTAGTTCGTCACTCATTCTTCTTCCTCCTGTATTTTCTTGAGAGGCTCACCGAGATTGTTCCCGCCGCAAGGTATAGGGCTATCATTCTTGAAGCAGAATCTAAACCCTGCTCTTGTGTAGTTGTCGCATTTCCTACGCGCGCATTTATTAGCAGTCAATCTCATTCTTCTTCACCTACGGTTAGGAACTGACAACCACATTTGAGACAAAGGGTGTAACCCGAACTTGTCATCTCGTATGGTTGGTTGCATTTACATGGTTTCTTTATTGTTTTCATTCTTCCTCATCCTCCTGTATGCCCATAGCCAATTCATAAGCATCCCATGATGTATTGTATTGACCTGCTTTCGGGGCGAACTGTTCTAACCACTCAATATATTCCATCTGTTCCTTGAGTTCTCTCTTCACACTATCTAATTCATTCATTCGCTCACCTCACATTCATTCGGGCATTCTTCCTCATCGTTAAGTTTGTCACCACAGTGTTTGCATGTAGGGCATTCACACATCTCTTCGTAGCAACCACAAGATAGTTTCTCAACACCATCCATGTCTTCTTCACCAAAAGACCATGACGGACAATCATCGGGATAGTTTCTCATCAATGTCACGCTCCCATTGGTGCGCGAACAGTATGAATAAAGATTACATCGGGATGATATTTCCGTAGTTCTTCTTGTAGTTCAGCAACAGCCCTCACAACAGTCATGCTGTTAGTAAGTTCCTTTTGGATATATTCATTGTCCGTCTCAAGGTTTTCTATTTCAGTCTCTAAATTTCTAACCTGTGTTTCAAGGTTAACTATTCGCTCTTCTATCTTTTCTATCTTTTCTTCTTCGTTCATATCAATCACCAATATGTTGCGGGTCGGGGTTCACCTGTTGCAGCACTCAAGTCCCAACCCAAGACTTGATACATGCCCTTCAATTTACTCACGATTGCTTTGTCAAGAATGACTTTAGCATCAAGAGTATATCCTTCCATCTCTTCATCCTCTCGGTAAGCAACTACTTGCGTAGGTGGCTGACCGGCAGGAACAGACCTTACATATGTCCACTTGACAGAATCCCCCGCTTCAAACGGGTCGCCTGTGGACATGTTGTTGTTATAATAATGCGCGGCCTTGCTTGCACCGGACAGGATTTTGTAATCATCCGGCGCTCGGCTAATCCGCGTTTGCTTTGTTACCTCTTTGAGAGAGACAACACCCTTACGCACAGGTAGCGCGAGTTTGAGTATCTCTTCTCGGACAATTGCTTCGCTCTCACCTTGACAAATTAAAGTAAGCGCGGTGCGTTCAGCAACTTTACTGAGGGGTGCAAGACTGCTACCCTTCAAGAAGTTCGCTGACTTCATCTTGCCCTCATCTTCGGGAGGCCATGACACCCTACCTGCATACTTGTTCTTCTTCTCAAAGAACCAATACGGAAGGTAGGCTTCAAGTTCAGCAAAGAGCATCTTGTTACCCGTAGCATCTTGCACCGCTTCGGTGATGCGAGCAGATAAAGTATGCGCGTCTTCAAACGGAACTTGAATAAACGCACTGTCCGTAAATCCATACAGAACATTATACCCAAGCCTTGTTGCTACCGTATCAAGCAACCGAATACAGCGACGACCCTCCGATAGAATGGTGTGCGCTATGTCAGTATCAGCCCAACCAAATCCAGCATGCGCGGTCATCCCATACAGACTCGCCATCACTCTCTTAATAGCAGACTGTGTAGTATTCCATGCGCCTCTCTCTTGTTCAGTCTCGGCATCCTTCATCTTCTGTTTGCACTCGGCTCGGAACTCAAACAGATAGTCAACCACTTCGGGTAGTATTCCTTTCTTGGTTTGGTCCCAATACGAACCGTTCTCAAGTTGGACAATACCCTCACCCGGACCGTCGCGCTTCGTAGTGAAGCACAAGTTATGTCCTGTGATAAGTGATGGGTATAGCCCCTTGTAATCAACAATAGCAACACCCTCATACAAGCCCGGCTCTTTCAAAATGAACTCCGCACCTTCTAAGTCAACCTTCTCAGCCTTGTAGCGAGAGGGTGCTTTGAGTTGGGTTCGCCTTGATAATAAACCTCGCGCGAAGTTTGTCACATTCGTCGCCGATTGGATAGAGACACCACACAACCTAACCATCTCCGAATAGAAGTCAGTTACATTTCGCGCTTCGTCAATACCACGGAGGAGAACAGTGTCAAGCATACAGTAGTCAACAAACTCCGACCAATACTCACGCCATCCATTGTGAACATCCATGCCCTCAATCTCTTCGGTGAGTTTTGAACCAAGCCCTAACTCTTCTGCGATAGTATTCAACTTAAGATTGGGTAGTTGTCCACCACCACTATCCTTCCATACTCTCTCAAACCCTGTTCCGCTTGTGGCAGGTGCGGCAGTATCAAACTGCCATCGCCCTACAATCGGTTGGTCTGTTGGATGGTATCTGTCATTCTGTTTCTGCTTAGGGTATCGGATAATACCAAGAGGACTCAACTTAGCCGCGCCACCCGGACCATGAATCTTATCAAGTCGGGCAATCATATGTGGTATGTCAAAGAATGTTCCCGCGTGGGCAATCATCATGTCGGGGTCACGCTCATTCAAGAAATCAATAAACCCATGATAGAGGCCCTCTTCGCTACGGAATAACCGCAGGTCATATTCTGTGTCGCGCACCTCTCTTCTGTAAGTTATGCCATGCGGGTGAGCATCCGGCCCAAACCATTGAGGTATGTCATACGGACAGTTGGTTGTCTCGTCAGTCCACGCGAACACAATAGGTATATCCCAATCGGAATCAATGACAGAAATAACAGTAGTGAACTTGTCATCCCCTGTGTTACATTCAATATCATACCACCATTTGCGCGGCTTCCACTTAGGCATCTCAGCAACAGTGTCAATTAGAAATTGGTCCACATACCGAACATCAGCCTCGTAGGTGCGAGCAAACATCTCACGCATTCGGCTTATGTCATAAGGTGAGTTAGTGCTTACACGATAGAGTAAGGTCCCGTCAAGACCTTCGTATGTCTTATCCATATCCACTTCTGCTTGAGGGTATGAACGCTTCAACCCTTTCAACCTAAACTCCGGTGTTGACTGAGGCACATAGAAATGAGGCTTGTAACCTTCAACTGTGTTAGTAATCAATATCTCTTCTTCATCACGATAGCGTGTGTAAATGGTAGGTGGTGCGTCGTCATGGTAAATCGCATCAGCAATCATTAGTTAACCCCCTGTTGGTGCTTTAGGATAATCAAGCAATCCTTCTCTTGATGTTCTAAAACAAGGGCGGCGTTGCCTCCTATATAGAAGTCAACAACTCCACTATCCATACACGCGAGTGTGTTAGGTAGGTGAGAACCAAAGTGTGTTATCACTTCTTCATCCCCTCCCGTATTACCCAACTCAATAACTCTAATAACATTAGCGCTTCCTACAATATGACCTACGGTGATAACCATTTCCGAATCAGTAGGTGATACCTTGATGCGACAAGGTGCGTCTTTACCTGCGACCTTGACAGCAGCCCCAAGACCACTGAGTTTATCCATGTTGATTGAACCGTTAACCTGTAATTTGGCTGGTCCAATCTTCGCGTAATTACTATCTTTCATTTGCTGAATAGCAACCTTTGCGCGGTCAGTAGTTAGAGCAGAACGGATGTGTGTGTGGCTCGGTAACTGTAAAGAATCGTCCCCTACCTTCAAATTAAGAGAGCCGTCCCATTGGCTCACTATACATAAGTCTTGCGAAAAGGACTTAAGGAAGGTCAGCACTTTGCCCACATCGCTAATGTATATCTTACCCGGTCTGTATGTGACTTCTTCGCTCAATAACACACTCATGCTCTTAGCGCAGTAGTGCGTTGCGGTGTCAACAGCCCCATGTATTCGGTTACTCTTGACTTCCAAAAGCAAGTCTTCAATGTTGTTACCAAACCCGCCGATAAACGCGAGTAGTTTGGTTCGCTCAACTATTGTTTGGGTGGCCAAGTAATCACCTCCCCGAACTGTGCAAAGTGTTCACTCGCGCATTTGTGACACAAGGGTCGCTTATCATGCCAATCGGAGTTGCCCATCAACCTAACAGGAGGAGGCGTATATTGCAATTTGTCCCCGCATAGGTATATTGTGACTGCTCCGCTTCCGCTAACATGTATTGGGTATTTGTTAGGGTCTGTCTTCTCACTCACTGTTACCATCTCCATCAGTAGTCTTTGTCGGAACATATCTCAAGCATATGCATGCATAGAATGAGGTAATCTTCTCACCATCTGCGATGTGCGCTTCTTCAACTTCACCTGTCCCAACACATGCTTTACAAGCAGGGTCAGCCTCAACAGTCATGTAATTGAAAATACACTCACACGGGTCCCATTCGTAGTCAATACCTTCTGCTTTACCGTCTCGGTCGTATAGCGTTACCTGTAACCAAATTTTACCTTCTCCTCCACATTCCATACATGATGGATTAGGTTCGTAAGCAGGGTATTTGTCCGATAGGGGGCTTATTGAGTCAACTGCGCGCGGTTTGCTTTCGTTATGCGCAGGTGTTCCTGTTCTTGGGAACTCATTATTCTCGTTAGTGTTATTGTTCATACTTGCCCCTCTTGAAGTTCCGGTAGTCCGAACCATTGTGGCGCTTCGCCTTTCTTGGTTCTCATAACAAGTCTGCGCTGGTCTAATAACACAGGGTTGGTTCTGCTCTTCACAAACTCAACTTCGTATCGCATCTCTCCTGTTGGAGCATTGTCTTCTCCGCGCACCTTGCTCTTGTGAAACCAAAGAATTTGGTTAAGGTGGTTAGCGGTTTGCTTCTCCCATGCAGGTTTCTTACCGATGACAGCACCGGATTTGTCTTGCAGTTCTTTGAAGTGAGTCTCCCAATACACACGCACACCGAGACTCATAAGCACTTTACAAATTGCTGTGAGTTGGTGGAAACGAGTTGAACGGATTTGCCAATTGAATCGCATACCGATTTGCTCATGAGGCTTGATTTTAGCACCGATACCATCCGGTGCAGTTCCTAAATCCTCTATGAACATACAGTTAGTCGCAACACTATCCCATTGGTCTAACCCTGTGACAAGAACGCTGTTCAGTCTTGGTTTGTTGCCGGGTTTATTAGCCCAATCAACAAGAGTCCTACCAATGTTCATGACTCGCGCATGTGTAGCCGGATAGTCAAAGGCATCCCTTGATTGGTCTTGCATGACCCACGGAGATAGCACACGGATATTCCTTGCGTTTGCGCGATGATGAGTAGCACGAATTGTTTGTCCGCCACCATCAAAGTCAAGCACGAAGATTACTTCATCGTTCGCAATCTCTTCATCTGTGAGGCTGTCAAGCACTATGCCGGTCTTACCTGTGCCTTCGGGACCTACAAGGCCCATGAAGGTTTGATTGTCCGGTATCTCATCCGCCGCAGTTTGGATTTCTCCCCAAATTCCTTGAGCGATAGGCGCGCTTTTGACAGGCGTGGCATCATCCCCTGCAACGGGGACAAGTATTTCTTGCGCAACTTCGTTCTTGGTTTCGGCTTCTGCTTGTAGTTTCAAATCATTTAAGTTTGCCATATGTCTCACTCTCCGTATTGTTGAACAGTAGTTTCTCCACCTTCTCCTGCGGGAATTGCAAGACGAGGGACAGCATAGATACCAACCGCGTTAATCTTAGGAATCATGTCGTCGTCTTTCAACGATACACCGAGGCGGCCATAGATAATGACTGTTGACTTGATAGCGTAAGGTTTGTAACCTTCATCTGTCGCAACTTCAAACGGATGGGCTTCGTCACCGAGGAACCCATGTATGCCTACACCAATATCCCTGCGATTACCTTCACCGAAGGAGCGCATAAGGTCAAAGGAAGTCACACGCATAAAGTATGTGTGTCCTGTTGGGTCATACTCATAGTCGCTTGGTTCAAGTCGGAGGTCACTAACCTTAGCCTTGATGAGAACCATTGGTCCGATAGGTTTTGCAAACCCTGCGATAGTCTCGCTCTTGGTATCAAAGATTTCACCGAGAGTGGATAAGTCCTTGACATAAGCATCGGATGATGGTAGCAAGCGTTCCGGCTTGATAGCATCCATGTATTGCTCCTCAACAATGTTACCGTATGTGACTGATGCAGGGAATGGTAGTCCGTTCCATACATTCTCCCATCCCTTTGAAGGTTCTCCGTTTCGCGCTCTTACCTTTAAGGTGCAAGGCTCAAACATTTGAGGGACATGCCAATCTTCTGCGGTCTTAGAAGTGATGGTTATTCTCAAGGTTTCTTGAGCGTCCATGAAGTTAGCCTTCTCGTTACCAAAGAAGTGGTATGTGCGTTGCCACCTGTATGGTGTGATTGGTTCACCAAAGCGACTCCAATCAGCATTGTTTTGCAGGATAGCAATAGACAGGCCATGCTCATCAAAGAGGAACCACGGTTTATCGTCTGCGCTTTCTTCTGTCTTAACAGGTCCGTCTTTCTTCTCAAGCATCCATACGCCACCTTCTGTGTAGGCGCGAGCCACAAGTCCAAGATTGATTGCTTCACTCAAATCATTCATTGCGGCTGTTACTGCCGGAGCGCGCTTTCGTTCTTGACCGTCTCTTACCTTGCTGTCCACTCCAATGAAGTAGCCGACAAGTTCGGTTGCGTTCGCTGACGATGTGCTTGACATTACTCGGCGTTCAACCATGAATGATTCAGCGGCTTCAATCAAGAAGTCGTCGTCTTCATCTTTCGGGTTGCTGATACCGAGGTCGGATAATAGGTAGGCTGTGAACTCTTCACGCGCTTGCTCCATCGTCTTGTTGTGTTTCTCGGACCACCACTTTAGGCGGTCTTCCACTTCTCCGTGAAAGGTTAGGTCGTTGTTCGGGCTATCTTTTTGGTTATCTATGTTCATATTTGTTCCTCCTTATTGTTTGTTTCTTGAGTGTATAGCGTCGCTACAAAGTAGTCCAAAAAGGACGAGTTTGTTAGGGGCCATTGGTGCATTCGTAACACGAAATCTCCCCACACACACAAGAAGGTATATAGTTGTTTTGAATCAAGTCCTATGGAAAGGACATGTTCGTGGATGCGGTGCATCATGCCGTGACGAGTCACACCATTATCATTCATCACCCGTAATGTTCGGTGAAGGGACTCCCAATCACCCGCGGCAATCTGCATCGCCGCCACATCATATTCTGTTGAGTCTTGTGATAGAGGCATACCGCTTATCACATGTTTTTGTATTGCTCTTAAATCTCCCGCGAAGTGAGTAGCCAATTCGTCGGCGTTATAATCTTTGGACACTGTTGACATATTACCAGCATCACTCCATTCGTTATCCAACAAATGCAAATACGCGCGAATGTCTTCCGAAGAATACGGTTTGAAGGTGAATTTCGTGCATCGCGACTGTAAAGCAGGGATGATGGATGTTATGTTATTGCATGTAAGAATGAAGATAGCATCCGTAGTTTCCATGATACGACGGAGTGCTTCTTGAGCAGGTTTAGTCAGCCCGTCAGCCTCGTCAAGCAGTATGAGATTCTTATTCCATAACCCCGATGTTTGGCACAAGGTTTTGATTTTGTGTCGGATGAAATCAATACCGCGCTCATCGGAGGCATTGAATTCGTGGAGGGAATAACCAAGTTCATTCGCTATTACCATAGCGGCTGTTGTTTTTCCTGTCCCCGAAGGTCCTGCAAACAATAAGTTTGTAGGCGCTTCTTCTCTCCATTCGTCTATGTAAAAGAAGGGAAGATTCGGATTGCTTCCCCCTATTACTTTTTCAGTCGTTGTCGGTTTCAATTCTTTTCTCATTTTGGTTCATAACTATGGAATAGTCCAACGCGCTACCTTATATAGTAAATCCGGCAAACCCCCAAATAAGCAGGAGAAGGCAACCTCCTTTGGCGATACTATGTTTTCTTGCTTGTTTTCATACTTCAACCCCCAATATGCCTTCTCTTGCCCTCTTTTCGGTATTTCGGTATTTCAACTGAAACAATAAAGGAATTACTATATCTATTACAGAAGGAACAGTGAAAAACCGAAAAGAGTCCTTAAATTGAGGCGTATGGCCTACTCTAACATAGTGATAGCATCAAGGATGTCTTGGTGCGTTGCTCGCCTCTTGTTAATATCAAGTATTTTCAGCATACGCCCCATGCCTTCTATGTCTTTCACATACTGTTTAACAGGGGCAAGTAATCGTATAATTGATTGGATTTGCGCTTTATTTTTGATAATACGGGCGGTCACACCCTTAGAGGCGAGCCACATATTGAGATATGGTTCATCGTTAGGTGATACAATTACCCTCCGAGCAATACGATAACCTATTCTTGTTCTTGGTGCGTAATGCACACTTGCTTGAAATCGGCACTCCCTTGCCAGCCACGCGAGAAAGAATGTATCATCTTCCATAGGATGCCCTCTCCATTAAATCCCCAATTTGAACAGCGTCACTGATACCGAGTGTTGTATCAATCTTAGTGAGATAGGGTGCGCGCAGTTTGTTTGTGTCTGTATCAAATGACAGTGCGTGAAATATACCAACGAGTCCTTCTCGGCATTCTCTATACACATTGGATTCAAAGAGAGGCGTAAGTATGTCGGGTAAGTTCTCTTCTTTCACATACGCATATCCAATAGGACACACATCAAATCCGTCAAGCGCACCCACCTTTATTCTAATACCGGCACTATCGGCTTTGCCTCCGAGAATTAGAAGCGGTAAGTCAAATGTTCTGCGAGGCACGATGAAGCCACCCACAGCCCCGCTATGGAAATATGGTCTGTCGCCATCAACAAGTCGTAGTGTTTCGTCAGTGTCTAATGATTCAACCAAGCGTCGCAGGTGTGATTCGGATTCAACAACACGCGAATGAACACTCCTTTCAATACGAGATTTCATCCATAGATTCGGATTGTCATTCGTGTGTAACCATTCAACAGCGTTACCATGTGAGTCAAACTCACCTACGCAATCATGCTCTCCGTCTATCACGATATTGTATGACCCTGCGAATTTCTCCCCGCGCCTATCAAATGAAAATACCCTCCCGTTCTTCCGATGGACAAAGATGTGTTCTCCGACGATGACTTCATAGTGAGTGTTGGTGAATGGTAAAGACCAATAGGCCCAACGAGAATAGCGCGGGGCGAGGAATGGGTAGCATGGTTCTATTGCGAAGTTGACAGCGAGCGTGTTTGATAACGCCTTCTTGATTACATCCGATGGTGACATGACTACTCGCGCTTGTTGTAATCTCTCAAGTGAATAGGTTGTGCGTGTGGCAACTCCGGCCATAACCTTGCGGTAGTTGATTAGCGTTCTTCCAAAACAAAATCCCCAAAACACTCTCGCTCCCATCTTACTCATTGATGCGAACAATACCTCCGCGCTCATGTTATCCATAGCGATGATGTTTGATTTGAGTTCTCTCGCATCTGCAAGGGTGAGTGATGATTCAACTTCGTCGGGTGATTCGTCGGATAGTATAAGCGGTAATTCTTTTTCGTCTCCTAACGATTCGTATTCTTCGGGGAACATACCATAGGAGTTGTTGATTAGCGCTATTATGTGGTGTTGCTTTACTGAATCTCTTGGGGTGGCGCAACATAATTTGAGTATGTCTTCTATTTGATTCGGGTTGTCGTGAAGTAAATCACCGATGAGGTTATGCATCTCTAACTTAGATTCGCTTGTTTGGATAGAAGCAACGATAGACGCTAACTCCTCAAGATGAATCATGTCATCACTCTTCTTCAAGATTCGCGGTGTTCGCCATAAGCATACCGCGTAGGTGAGGGGGGACTGTGAACTCTTCGCCACTACCATTCGTGTAGTTCGTGCCGAGTAATACAATAGAGCGGTGAAGTAATCCATCCCTTAAATTATCAAGACCGTCTGCTAATTCAATTGCTTCATCTCTTTCAATCACGCGCAACTCTTGCCACGCGAAGAACAAATCGTCACCTGCAATGATGTGGTAATCCATAGGTGTCATCAACACTTCATGGTCTTCGCCTTCATCATTCGGGTGTGTGATTCGGACACTCCATTGGTCTATGATAACTGATTCGCCTTGCTCGTTTTGAGAGGGGACAGCATTGACCGACCATTCGCCATGCGCGAGGTCAAAGTTAACGAGAGGGATATTTGATTCGGGGTCTGTCCATTCCTTAGCCGCTTGTTGTGCCGCCTCCATTGGGTCTTCAATTAGTTCCGCGTCTTCGGAAGAGAAGGTGACATTAATCTCACCACATACTTTTGATACTCTATCCACAGCCATTGCCGATTCGGCAGGGTATTGTCGTAGTGTTAATTCGCTTATGTCTGTCTTCTCAATCAACGCGCCACTAACACTCCAAGTATCACCAAGAGCCATACTGTCAAAGTGTGTCTTAGTCCATTCAATATCTTCTTCTGCGGGCGACCAATTATCAATCATTCATACTCACTACTCCTTCAAAGAAGACTGCCTTCTCGCAACAAAGCGCGGGGTAAAACACACTACCGTCAGCGAGTAACAAACATACACGCTTTCGGTCAACCTCTTTGCCGCAACTACAAATCGCCGCACCGAGTAACATGTCCGCGTATTCATACGATACTACCCGCACTCGGTCTCCATCCCTGTTAATCATTAGTTTGGTTAACGGAATACTTACTCCGTCACGCGGTCTTATGATAGAACCTGTGTCGTTGAAGTCTGCGGTTGTGAGGTTATAATCTCGTTCCAACAAACCACCTTCTTGGTTCACCCCAACAGGCTTGAGGTTAAGACTGTTCCCACGCTTCGGCAAACATGAAATGAGTGTTCCACACCTTGATACAGACATTACAATGTATGTCCATGTGGTCAAAAATCCCTTCGTGCGCTGTTCGGAAAACAAACATATCGGCCATGTGGTCTTCACCCGATGGACATTTGGTTCGTAGGATAAACGCGTCAAGAGGTTCGCCTTCAATTACTGCGCTCATGATTCATCACTCCAACGGATGCTCAATGTCTTTGTCTCC